AGTTCTTTTACTGCATTAATAAGAACGTATGTTAATTCGTGACCATTAAAATTTAATATGTCAATTTCTTCTTCATCTGTTTCGTTTAATTTTCCTTTTATTGAACTAACACTATCTGGTAATATTTCAGCAATTTCTTGAGCAATAATACCAACTCCTCCTTTACCCTTTTCAAATCCACCTAATCCGTTATAATCATAAGTAATTGGATTAATTTTAAGTAATTCATTTAATCCTTTTGTGTATTTATTTATGTTTTCTTTTATTCTTGCGTCTGAAGCAATAGTCCATAAAGCAGTAGTTGGCTTAGCAGCACTATCTGTTGATATTTGTAATTTATATGTTGGGGTAGTTGTCCCTATACCTACGTTGCCTGATGAAGTGATACGTACACTTTCGCCACTAGTTCCCATATCGAATGCTATTGCTGGATATACACCACTACTTGAACCACCTCTAAAAGTTATTATTTGATTAGTTGCATCCGCTTTTATTAATAATAAAGGATTATTTGTATTACCACTTAAACCAAAACCAGCTAAATCTCCAGTTGAACCCGCCAAAACAGTATGTTGTTTGAAACTTGGGCTAGTAGTTCCAATTCCTACGTTACCAGCTGGAGTCATCCTCATATATTCAGTAACAATAGTACCATCTATATTTCCGTGTCCAAATAAAATCCCACCCGTTGAAGGTGTTCCTATTCCAGCATTATATCCTGAGTTATGATTCATCATATAACGCAATTGATTAGTTGCATTATTATAGCCAGCTAAATACATTAACGAAGTAGTTGTTGCTCCTGTATCACTTGTTAAACCAACCGTTAATTTAGTTTGTGGACTTGTTGTTCCTATCCCTACATTGCCATTAACTAATAATCCATTTGTTGGAGCAGTAGTTGGAGAACTATATCCTATTGCAGCATTCCCATTAATTTGCAATTTAGAAGTACCCGTAACGTTTCCAATACTTACATTACCGTTACCAGCAATTTTAAAAGCCGGATTATTATCTGCTTTTTGTGCAAACATTAAATCTCCAGTTCCAGCGTTATGTAGGAATAAAGTTGTACCCGTACTTGCAACATTATTTAAGTCAACAAGTAAAGCTGCCCCTCCAGTTGCTATTGAATAATTAACATTTAAAGGTTTAGTCATATTGAAATAACTTGAAAGTTCTTCAAGGTTACTATCTCCAATTGCAGTTGTTCCAGTAAATAAGGGTATTTTACCAATTGTTCCACTTCCAGATATTCCGCCAGATATTGTAAAAGTTCTATTCGCACTTAAATCTTGTGTAACACCATTTATAGTTAATGTTCTTGATGTTGGTACGTATGAAGATAAATCAGATGTTAATGCTAAAGTTCCACTTAAATTTGGAAATTCAAAAGTTTTAAGTCCAGTTAAATTAGTCATATTTAACTGAGCAGATTTTGTACTGGAAGCAGCTATTAAAATACCATTTGCAATTCCATTGATAGAACTATAACCAACAGGATAAGAAAAGCTAACAACTTGTTTTAAGTAAGAACCAGTTTCTAAATAAGGAGATAAAGAAAATATTTTAGAACCAGTTATTGTTTCTGTACCAGTTAAATGAACAACATTTGAATCATTTGCTGGTGTATATCCTAAAGCACTTATTACTGTTTTAGGCTTCCATAAAGTAGTTGCTAAATCATAAGTTAATACTTCATTGTTATTTGGGGCAATAGCAGAAACATTATGAAGTTCTTCAAGTTCATATCCATTATCTACTTTTACAAATATTTTACCATTGATTGCGTGAGCGTATTCTACAAATCCAATAATTACAATATGTATTGGTGCAATTGGTTTTATATTAGTTATTTGACCAGCTATTGTTCCACTTAAATAAAGTACATCACCATCAGCCCAAGTTTCACCTTGTAAAGAACCAGTTGTATTTATTTGTTTAACTTGTCCGCTCGTAGTTATAAATCCTTCTTCATTATTTAAAATTGTTTCAGTAACTAATCCTAATGTAGTTGTACTATTTAAATCACTATTTGCTTGTGCTAAATCTACTTTTGGTCTTTGTCCTTGTGCTCCAGTAAACCTTACTGCTTGATAATTTGCTTCTAATAGTGTTATATTAGTAGCAGTTTTATTTACTATTCTTGCAACTGTTTCTTGACCAATTTGTAATGTTACACTTTCCCCTTTTAAACTTAAATTCAATGTTCCATCTGTATCATTCCAAGACAAACTTCCTACCGTTGTAGGCGGAACAGTTGGAGTCGTATCAAATTGTATATTACCAGTAGATAAACCATATTCTCCTAAATTAACATTGCTTGTAGCACCAGTATATGGAACTTTAGCATTTAAAGCATTTTGTAAATCTAATTGATTAGATAGTGTTCCAGTTATTGCTCCCCAAATAGCACTATTTGAAGCAATTTCAATATAAATTGAACCGCTCCAACGATATATTTTATTGTTATCTAATGTAACATATATTTTGCCTACTTCACCAGCCAATGGTAAAGCAGCATAATTAGCAACTTCCAAAACATCATCTACATAAGATGGTAATTGATATGAAGGAACAACACCATCAACTAAATCCGCCTTATTATTTAAAGCGATTTGAGTATCTAATGAAATTATTTTATCATAATCAGCAGTATTGTCAACATTACCTAAGCCAATATCGTTTTTATCTAATACAACATCACCAATTTTAGTATTAACTGAAGTCACTAAATTAGAATTTAAACCGCCTTTGTTTATGTTTATTTCAATAACAGATGGAGTTACATTAATTACAACTTCATCGGTATTATCAGTAACACCAATGTCAACAATTTGGTCATTAGGTTGAGCAGTAACCTCTATTACATTTGTAATTGTAGTTACACCAATTTCAATTTCATTTTCCATTATGCAGTTATATCTTTAGTTATATTGAAATTACCAGAAACGTATGTTTTAACAACTCCAGAAGCATAAGTTATTTGAATGTCATAAACATAATTAAAAGATTCTATATCTATAATTTGACTATTAATTTTAAACAATCCAGCAGTTGGTGTTGTTATAGTAATACCAGCAGATGCAACAGAAGTCAAAGATAAATATGATACACTTGGATTGTCGTTCTTTTTTAATTGCATTTTAATTACTGCACCACTTAAGTCAACAACTACATTGTTAATCTTTAAAGAAAAAGCAACTTCATCAAATGTATCTCCTTTTTTATGTGTAAAATTCATATCTTATTTATTTTAATTGTTTTTTCTTCTATTTTTTTTAAAAACATTTCTAATTTTTTAATGTTTTTTTCTTTTGGTATATAAGTTTCTTTTATAGTATCCATCCTCCGAAATTTGCATCTTTATCTGGATATACATCAGCATTTGAATTGTTGTTATATTCTGGAAATAAAGATTGATTAAAACTCATATAATCTATAAATCTATTGGTGTATGCTTGAGCAGTATCCATTGACTTAGCTATTAAGGAATCAATGTCAATTTTATCAACGGTTGTACTGTTTTCAGAATTATGTCTAAATACTCCTTTCTCACTTATTTTAATTGATGAATAAGGCAAAAATTCAACCATAGTCCAATGTATTACCATCATTTTAATATAGTCGTTTAAAAGCGTTGTATATGGACTTGATAAGTTTCCAGCAACTATTCCATCATTGATTTTATTATATAATTTTGTGCCTAAATAGTTCTGAATGTGAACTTGTTGTGCTTGAAATATATACTGAGTATAAGTATCAGGGTCAACATTTCCGTTAATAAATGTATTCTTAACTAAATCATTTGTGCTTATAAATAATGCTTTCATCTTAAATAATATTATATTTATTAATTACTTTACCATTAAATTGCATAGAAGCTAATGGTTGTGAAATATTTAAATCTCTTGCACATTCAGAAATACTATTGTAATATTTATTTGTATATCCACAAAAAACTTTCTTCATTCTTTTTTTTATAGCATTAACTGGTGTGAATCCATTCATTCTTTTTTTTATTTTTACAACATTTTCTTCAGTATGTTTTTTTCCTGAAAAACCACAACCTCCAGATAAAACATCAATATGATTTAATCCTTTTTCAATTGTATTATAATATCTTATATAAATACTTTCCATTCTGTCTTTTTCATATTTATTTTCAGATAAAAACAATACTTTTATTATATGATTTTCAATTCCGTATTTTCTTATTGAAGAATATAATTTTAAATTTTTAGATTTAGAACGTGATTTATGCTCAATTATTCTTCTTTCAATATTTGAAGATTGTCCTATATATATTTTCCCTGATGGACTTGTTATTTTATATATTCCTGATTGTATCATATATTAATAATTATTTCATATCGTGAGGTGCTTGGTACACTCTGTTATCATTTGTTGGTGCTATTTCTCCGTTTTTTCTAACATCAGCTGGAGTTGATGGTTGTGCAGCGGTATTTTTTCCAGTGCCTATTTTTCTATACATTTCACGTGTCCAAAAATGTTTGCAAGTTCCATTTGGAAAAGTATCGCTTAATAAACCTCCGCCTTTCCATAACCATATAGAATAAGTATCTGCACCATCTAAACCAAAACCTTTATTTACTGGCATTTCTCCCATTGCTATAATATCCTCTTTTCTATAAAGTTTTTTAGCGTTAATCATTTTTTTGCAAAATTCCCTTTCTGGTGATGGATTCCCACTATATCTATATCTTGTGATATATTTTTCTGTGTCTTGTTCTGAATTGCTTTTTGTTCTTGCAGTTCCAGTTGATGCAAAATCATATATTTTAGATAAAATAGATTTTTTAGGATTATTTAAAGAATTCAATTCTTCATCTAATTCCGATTCAGTATCATAATCAACTTTTCTGCTATCTACTAATTCCCATTCATTTAAATCAATTTCTTCACCAAAAGAATCTAATTCAACATTTACTTCTGAACTCATTTTTACACCAGTTTCTTCTTCAACAGTTTCTGCATTCATTCCAGATACGTCAACAAATTCTAAAGGTTGAATAGTTTTAAAATATAGTTTTAAAGATATTTTATTAATAGCTAAAATTTCATCTAATGCGTTCGTTATTTCTAATTGATAAGGTTTAATAACTATATTATCCATTAATAATGTAGCAGTCTTTATTTCGTCTGCATTGTTGCCTAAACCACCACTTGATTCTCTAATTCCTAAAAGCATTGGACTCGTAACTCTATGTCCTACAATTAACTTTTCAAAACATTCTTTTGATAGATATTCGTAATGTGCTGGAGCATCATTTAATGGTAAATCTTCAACAGTTGTTTTTGATTCCGCATTAGCATTAAAAGCAATAATTACTTTTTCTCCTTTAGCACCAGTTAATTTATTTAATACATCACGTTTCATTTTATCACGCATTTCCTCGTTAGGAATACCGTTGTTAAAATTGATAACTTTTGTACCACTAAATCCGTTTTGACAATCATTAATTTGATAGTCAGCTATGTTTTCTTCAAGCAATGCATAAGGTAAAGCACCAGAATAATCTATTGGTGTATAATAATCAAAACCACTTACATAAGGTCGTAAAATATATAACTCAACTTCGTTACCATTTCCAAAACCAAATGTTGGAATCTTTTTAGCTTCTTCACTTATTTTTTTATTTTTCCAATCTGGGTGGTATAACCAAAATTCAATTTCACCTTTATCATTACATTTGCCAGCACGTAATGTATGCATAGGAAAATGTAGTACTTGTTTAACTTGCTTTTTTTCCATTACAACTTGCATTGCAGCCATTCCTAAGAGTTTACGTTCTAAAGCTACTTTCTTTAAATCTGTATCTTTTACAATGGATTTTAGTTGAGCATATTCATTAGGTTTTTTATTAGAATCTAATGCATCTAATCCTTTACCGTAAATCATATTTGCAATACCAGTAATTATAGCACCATTAGTTGCAGAATATAAATATCTATCAATTAAATATTGAAAATAGTTATTGTCTTTTCCGTATTCTATATAGTTATTCTTTTTATTTTCTTGAATTAAAGGACTTGTGTAAGCACTTAAATTTAAAATAGATATATTACTCATAAATTTTATATTCGTTCGTTGTGGTATGCTCTACGTATTGATTTTCGTTAACTGTGTAATCAGATATAGTTTGATTTGTACAAAATATTTTATCTAAATAAACAACTTCATTATTATTTAATACTTTTAAATTGTAAAACGTATTTTCTTTTAAATTAAAAATATTAGTAGTTTGTAAATAGTAATTATTAAAAACAAATTCAGCATCAATTTCAACTATTTCTTTTGTTGTTTCGTTTCTTATAACAATAGTAGTTGCTTCCATTTTTCTTGGAATAAAATTTATTGTTTGTGATTGTATTTGCTCTTTTAAAATAATCATAATATTTTTTTATAATAATAATTTAAACATAAAATTGTTTTAAATAAAAAAAGGATACTAAATGAATAGTACCCTCTTTAAAAAAAACAAACAAAAACTTATATTCCTTCTACAACTGTAAATCCAATAGTTGATAAAGTACCTGTCATAAAATTAGCAGCCTCTTTTTCCATCCCTTGAAATTCCATTTTATATCCACTCGCATCACCTAAAGCAGCACCAGTTGAAATTGCAGCAGTTGTTAAATCACAACCTTTTGTTAATCCAGCTAAAAATAAATTTCCGTTATTATCTTCAACCACAATTTGAGGTCTTCCGTATGAAAGCATTTTCAATTGTTTGTGGTCAGCAGCAGTTAATTTATTAATATTTAAACTTAATTTTTGGTCTACAAATGTAGTACCATTTTCTCTTGAACTTGTAACAGATTGCTCAAATGTAGATGTTCCTTTTAAGTCATATTTGTAAGCAGTTGGTGTACCTAATACCGCAGTAATAGAACCATCAACTAATGTGTATGATGTAGCATCACCCCAATTTACAAAATATACCGCTCTCAAACCTCCGTTTGAATCTTTACATTGTTCGGTTCTTCCCAAACTAATATCGCACGCCATAGTTATATATTTTTAAAGTTAATAATAAAGGGAGCGATTAAACTCCCTTATTAATTTGTTTCTAATTTCTAATTAGCAGCGTTCACAATTCCGTAAGTTACAATGTCAGAAACAATTCCGTATTGAACACCAGCAGTAAATCTCATTACTACTCTTACGTTTTCAGAACCATCAATGTCAGCTAAGTCAATTACTTTAACTTCATTTGCATCAGCTAAAAGTCCAGTTCCGAAGAACAAGTTAGATTTTTCAGCAGCAATCATTGTGTTTGAAGCCAATCCATTTGCAACAAAGATTTTAACACCATCAAAAGAAAGTGAACCATTGTTAAACCATTGTGTTCCTTGTGAATTTGTACCGTTAGCACCTAATCCACTCGCTCCAAAACCTCCCAATGCTCTTACATAAGCACGAGCAACGTTCTGACTAACATAAAGATATAAATCTTCTTTTCCGTAAAGTGAAGCTGGAATTTGGTCTACAACTAATCCCATTTGAGCAATAACATTTGCAGCAGTTACAGTAGTTCCAGCAATTTCTTGTGCGGCTGGTAATCCAGCATCTAAAGATAACAATGTAGCAAAACCATCAAATTCTCCAGCATTAGCATTAACACCTTTCCAAATGTTTTGTTCTGTTTTTTCAGCAACTTTAGCAGAAACGTGTGCTAATAGATAATCAGCAAAACTTGAAGGCAAAGAATCATAAGCAGAAAAACCTTGTTCAACAGATTGCCAAGTTGAATGGAAGTCTTTTTTACACAATTGTAAATTTACTTGGAATTCCTCTGGAGCAAGTATTTTTTCTGTTAGTGTAACAGTTGATGTTGCATTAAAATCACAAGAAGCATTAGCGATTATAGCATCAGTTGCCATTTTGTTAATTACTTGCTTAAATTTAATGTTTGGCATAACTTCGATTCCACCATTTGCGATAGTTGAACCAGATAGTAATGCAGCTGAAATGTATTTTCCAGCAAATTCTCCAGCATAAGTTGTACTGATTGATGTAGTAGTAGCCATAATTTATTTATTAAAAAGTTTTGCCATAACAATATCTTGAGTTGTCATTGGTCGATTAGGTGAAATTTTATTTAATTTAGTTTCAATTTTAACTTCTGGTGAATGTGTCAAAGGCTCAACAACAACATCAGAATTCAATTCTTGTTTAGGAGATTTTAATTCCAAAATTTGCGCTTGTAGTTTTTCAATTTCAGCAAAAAACATTTCTTTTGAAACTGATTCAACTATTCTTTTTGGTGTAGATGGAGCAGATGGTGTTTCAACTTGTGCTTCAATTTCTACTTCAACTTCTGGTGCTTCTTCTTCAACTGCTACTTCTTTAATTTCAGCAATTACACCTTCAACTGATACGACTAAAAGCATTCCGTCTTCAAGTTCGTATTCTCCAACTGGCATAGGAATTTTTTCCTCACCGTTAACTATAAAAACTGGCATTTCAGGTTCAAAAGCATCTGCTTCTATCACTGTAATTCCATCTTTAAGTTTCATTTGAGCGAGTTTTACCTCCATTCCCAAAAGAGTTTTGATTTCATTTAAAACATTCATATTATTTTTTTTTTATATTAATAATTTATATAACTGTTTGTTATATTTTTAACCGTTTGTTGAATTTATAATTCTTGGTTGATTAGTGTTTACAACATCTGAAACTGATTGACTTACTAATGTTCCAATTCCTTGTTGAATTAATTCCCCTTCGCAACATTCAGAACTATATTTTCCATCATTACATAAACATCCTCTTTTACTACCTTTTGGTGAACTTGTTTTATTTCCCATTTTTTAATATAATTGATTTAATTTTTTCTAATAATTTATTATCTTTTTCAACTTGTAAACTCATTTCTAATTTGTCGCTGAAATATCCTTCAATCGAAAATCCTTTTACTTTACCAGTTTTAACAAAATCATTCCAAATAACATCATTGTTAACTTTCATAGATACCATCCAAGTTCCAACTGGAGCATTTAAACCATATTTTTTAGATTTATCCATTTCAGTATCTTCAACAATCCAACTTTCAACAACACTTAAATCTTTTAATTTTTCTTCGTGTTCTAATGTAGTATTGTTTTGATTGCTATTCATTAAAAATAATTCACTTGCTTTTCTAACTGTATCATCTGAAAAGAAAATATAATATTCATCTTTACCATTACGTCTGTAAATGTTTTTATTAGGTATTAATGCAGCACCCATTAAAATACGCTTTTCATCATCTACTTTTGCAAGTTCAATGTGTTGGTTTAATGATATAAAATTAGATTCTATTGCTGGAAATTCAACAATTGAAACTGCTTCAATACCATTTAACTTTTCGTTTTCGTCAATTATTAATTCTACTATTCTCATATTTTTATAATTAAATTATTTAATTTTTGTTTTATCCTAAAGTTGCACTTGATATAATATTTCTATCTAAAGATTGAGCAGTACTAACATCAGCGGATACTACATAAGCCTTAATTGGTTGTTGTTCTTTATTACCAATTGTTTGTGCTAATTGATTTGTTGGGCTTGCTCCTACTACGTTAAATGATGGTGCAACTGAAGCAGCAGCCATATTACCTCCACCTCCGATACTTGGGGCAGAACCACCACCACCTCCTGGAACTTTAACTGCTAAAATAGATTTAACGTTTTTAATACCAGCAGCAATAGCTAAACCAGCATTTATAGGGGCTAATACTGGACCGACAAATGGTATTCCAACTGTGGAATCATATGCTTTTTGTGCTGAACTAAATGTATTAATAGTAGCACTTGCAATAGCAGCAGCTTTTCCAGCAGCAGTTTCTTTTCCTAATAATTCTGACATTGCAGCTAATGTATTTGCGGTAGCATCAGCGGCATCTAATTTTGCCTTTTTTTCTAATTCAGCAATTTTTATTTTAGCTTCTGATTGTGCTTTTGCATCAGCAGTACTTTTAATAGCTTTATCTGCTTCTGAAGCATAATATTCAATATCTAAATTAGATAAATTTCTTTTATGTTGTATTTCTATTTCTTGAATAGATAATCCTTTATTAATTAAGTCTTGTTTTTTTAATTCAAAATCAGCATTTTCTTTTTCAACTTTTATTTGGTTTTCTGTTTTTAAAGAATCTTCATTTGCTTTTCTTGCGTCTTTAATTAATTTTTCTGCCGCCTCATATTCATCCCTTGCTTTATCGCCCTGTCTGCCTATTAATGCTTGGCGTTCTTTTTCTTTTTCTGTTTCTATTTTTAACTGTTCGGCTCTTTTGTCAGCAGCCAATTTATTTAAAGCATCAATAGCGTCATTTTTTTCTTTTATGTCTGAAATTTCTTGACGACCTAACATTTTCTTTTGTTTGTTAAGTTTTATGCCAGTCATTGCGTTTTCAGTTTCTGCTTCGTTTAATGCAATAGTAGCTTCACGAATTTCGCCTTTCATTTTCTTTTCAGCTTCTCCACCAATTGCTTTTGCTCTATCTTTTAAAATTCTTAAATCTTCAGCGGCAATTCTAACTTTTTCTTTGCTTGACGCTTTTTCAGCTTTAGTAACTTCTTCTAAGGCTTTCTTTTTTTCTTTTATGCTTGTAGTTTCATCTGTTAAAATTTCTCGAGATTGAACTAATAACTTATTTGTTTCTGATTGAACAACTGCTTGAACTTTTTTTGCCTTATCATTTGCTTGTTGTTGTTTTTCTAAATTTTTAATTATTTTAAATGTAGTTCCATCAACTGCATTGCCTAATTGTTTATATGAATTTGTAGCTTCTCTATTTGCTTCTTTCATTGATTGAGCTGCACCCTTAAAATCTAAACTAATAAATTTATATGCTGCGGTAGTTACATTTATTAATGCTCTTCCTAATCCAAAAATTGCATCTTTAACTTGGTCACCAACTGCTGAAATAGCAGCAAAAATTGTTTTCAATTCTTTACCTCCAGCAATTGAACTTTGAAAAGCTTCATATAAAAATTTAGCAGTTACAACTATCCCAGCTAATACTGCACCAATTGGGTTAGCCACCATTTCCCACATTTTTAAAATCAATCCATTTGCTCCTTTTACTGCTGAACCAAATGCAGGATTAAGTTTTCCAACTCCATCTCCTAATTTATCTATAAATTCAGATTGTTTAGAACCTTGTAAAGTTGAACCTAATTCTTTAGATTGTAAAGTAGCTTCTTTTAAACCATCTTTAAATTTAGATACGCTTGAAATTGTTCCATCTATATTTGATTTTATTTTTATTTCTACTACTTTTATTTCAGCCATTTTAATTGTCTTTTTATTTGTTCAAATCCTTGTTTCCAAGTTGTAACTAATTGATACTTACCTTTTGCAATTTCTATGTTTTCAGATTGCCCTAAATGCTTTTCTGCTTGTAATAAATCTAATATATGTTTTATCATTATCTTGGTACTGCTTCAATGTGTAGTCTTATGTTTTGAGTTCCACTCATATCTTCGACATAAACAAAGAATGTAGTTTGCGTATCAACTTTAAAAACAATTGGATGTATGTCATTATCAATTTCCATACTTGTTTTAGTTCCTAATGTTTCTATACTTGTCCTTACAAAATAACTTAAAGAAGGCATTGAATTTTGTACCGTAACTTTTATAATATTTCCTTTTGCAGTTTTTGTATCTAAAATAGCAGATGATACATTTCCACCAACTGAATAAGATTGTCCTACTGTACCGACACCAACATCGCCAACTGTTACGAATCCAGTATTTGTTACGGTTGTATTTGAAATAAAATTTAATATTTCAGTTTCTACTTCTCTGTGTTTAGCTGGTAATATATCTGAAAAATCAGCTAAATTAACATTGATTAAAGTTTGTATTTGTGTTTTAGTTAAAGGCATAATTTATTTTTTAAGTTGAATAATGTAATGATGAATAATGTAATGATGAATAATTTGATGATACTGGTATTGTTAAACTTAATTCTCTAAAATCTGTTAATAATTCTAAACTTGTTTCTCCATTTGTTAAATCAAAAGTCATTGTATTAATTATATATTTTTTATCTCGTATAATAATAGAATCATTTAATTTTAAAGTTGTTAAAATAGAAATAGGCAACACCGCAGATAGTTTTATTAACCTTGCTTTTTGATTAAATACATTGTCTAAATATGCTTGATAATATTGTGTATATAATGAATTGGCAATTAAATTATTTGTCATTGGACTTTGTTCACTTCCAAAATTTATTGAGTAAGTATTTCCACCAATAAAAGTTTCTCCTCCAAATGCATTGTAAGTTGTTGTAGAAATTCCATTGAAATAAAACTGTGGGCAACTTTGTAGCGTTCCATAATCGTATAAAATTATTGGTTTTGGAATATATGCTTTTAAATCTGTTTTTAATAAATACCCCAAACTTAAATTAGATGCAACACCACTAAATAAAATATTTTCAAATGGTAATTTAACTTCGTAGCTTGAACCATCATTTTCAAATTCAGCCATTAAATCTCCATAAGAAATTCTGTTATTAGATAAGTAATTACTTGAAATTAAATTTTCACTTTTTTCAAATTGAAAGTTTATTTTATTATATAATTTATTCCTATCAATATCAAGTTTATCTGTTTTAATGTATTTTGACAAATCAACTTTATTACCATTAAAATAATACGATTCTAATTGCTCTATTTTATATACATTTTCTTGTTCAGAATAACAAGTCAAATTGAACATCTTTAAAACACCGCTAAAGAAATCTTCTATCTTTTGGTCTGGCATATAAGATGCAATGTTAATTGTTGATGGAGGTGTTTGAGTTAATGATTGTGTTATAGTCATTGATGTTGCACCTATTCCAGATTGTGTTGTTTCTAAAATAGCATTGCTTGTGAAACTTGAATTACCTTCGTAACCTATTCTAAAAGTGTATTTAGATAAATCTTCATCACCACCTAATTTTTCAAATAACAATGCATTTTGAGTTCCAACAATTGATATTAATTTAACTGAAGATGCAACTAAACTATCTTTGTAGCAATATAAAGTAAACGGAACATTTGCAACTG